TTCTAATGATGTAACTACAGCTCAAAGTGTAGATAGAAACATAGTACAAACAGCAGGAATTTAAAAAAACTAAAAATTAAATAATTATAATAATATGAAGATTGTAGAATTAATATTAGATGAGGAATTAGAGTTTAATGGAGTAGATGCAATATCTATTGTAGAAAATCCTGCAATACAAAGTAATTTTGTAGCATTAAAGGATCATGAAGTTAAACTAGCTGAAGTATCAAAAGAGAAAAGACTTCTACTTGGTCCTATACTAATTCCAAACAAGCCTATACTAAGAAATGGTGATGATGAAGATTACTATATCTACTTCTCTAGAGAAACAGTAGAGAAAGCTAGTCAGATGTATTTAAAACAAGGTAATCAAGGTAATGCATCACTAGAACACCAATACAGTCTAAAAGGTTTAACTCTTGTAGAATCTTGGATAGTTGAAGATACAGTACATGATAAGAGTAGATTATATGATAATACTAAAGAAGTTCCACTAGGTACATGGATGGGTGCTATTAGAGTAGATAGTGATGAAGTATGGCAAGACTATGTAAAAAATGGAGCTGTTAAAGGTTTTTCAATAGAAGGTTATTTTGCAGACAAATCTGAGAGACCAAAAGAAGCTATAGATGACTTCCTAAGCCAATTAGAGGCTGCTGAGGCAGAGTTTCTACTATCAGAGATAGAAAATGCTTTAAATGAAGAAGAAGTGGCTTTAGAGAGCTTTAATGACTATCCTGATGGTGTAGCTAATAATGCTAAAAAAGGAATAGAGTTAAATGAAAAGATAAATAACAGATGTGCAACTGATGTTGGTAAGATTAGAGCTCAACAACTTGCACAAAAAAAGAATATTACTCTAGAAACTATAAAAAGAATGTATAGTTACTTATCTAGAGCAGAGGGACAGTATAGACAAAATGAAAATGATTCAGAGGCTTGTGCTAATATATCATACCTATTGTGGGGTGGGTTAGCAGCACTAGGATGGAGCAGAAACAAACTAAGAGAATTAGGAGAGTTAGAGCTTGAGACTATTGTAGTTGATGATGACTTTGCAATAATTGATGATAGATTAGCATATTCCTCTTTAGAAAAAGCTGAGGAAATGGCTAAAAATATAGGATGTGAAGGTGTGCATATGCATGAGTTAGATGGGAAAGAGTGGTTTATGCCTTGTTTTCAACACCAACTTAAAGAACCATGTCAATCAGGATATGAGATGTATGGTTTTAAAATTAAAAATGGAAAGAGAGTTCCAAATTGTGTACCAATAAGATCATAAATATGCCAAGTAAATACAAACATAAGAAGAAGAAAAAGAAGTAATGCCTAGAAATAGAATAGTAAGTACAGTAAGAGTAGAGAAACCTAAGGTTAGAAGAAAAGGAGTACATGCTAAGACTAAGAGCAGTAAGCTAAAATCTAGTAAGAACTATTTAAAAAGATACAAAGGTCAAGGAAAATGAGAAGAACAAGAAAAAATCCTTATCCATCTTACACAAGTCCTATAAGATCACAAAAGGGATGTTTGTGTGATGACAATACATATCATCCTGAATGTTGTGATGGTACTATGTGGGCACAAGGTATAGGTATTACAGAAGCAGCAGCAGTAGTAGAGGATTTCATCTTACAAGAAAATAGTGATTATTTACTACAGGAAAACAATTATAAAATTAAACAGTAATGGCAAATAAGAAAATATCAGAATTAACATCAGCTAGTACACTAACAGGAGCAGAAGAATTTGCAGTAGTACAAAGTGCAGCTACAAAGAAAACAACATTATCTACAATTCAAACTAAAATAGTAACAGCAGTTGCAAAAACTTATATTACTCCTACTAGTTTAACTTGTAGTGCTACAAATAATGTTGATTTAAATGATTCTACATATGATAGTGTAGAGTTATTAAAACTAAGTTGGAGTGGAGGTGCAGGATCAATGACATTAACATTACCTGATGCTACTACAACTAACAATACAAACAGATTACTGAGAATTATTACTGATACTAGTTATGAAACATCTACTAGATCTCATCTTACACCAAGAGCAGGTCAAACACTAGATGGCTCATCTAACTACTATGAGATTAATAAAGAATATGAAGGTATTACTGTTTGGAGTGATGGGACTGAATGGTTTGTAATTCAGAAAAAAGCATAGAAAATATAAATTTTTAATCCTATATAATTATATAAACATGAAAGCAACTGATACATTAAGTAAAATTAAAAACATCTTAGGCATGGAGTTGTCAAAAGAAGAAGTTAAGGATGTAGAAGTTAAAGCAGAAGAAGTTGTTTTAGCTACTGCAAACTTAGAAAATGGAACAGTCATTGAAGCTGAGGAATTTGCAGCAGGTAATGAGGTCTTTATCATCACAGAAGATGAGAAGGTGCCAATGCCTATTGGAAGTTACACTTTAGAAGATGGCAAAACAGTTGTGGTTGAAGAAGAAGGTATAATAGCTAGTATATCTGAAGCATCTGAAGAAGAAGCATCAGAGGAGGAGATGGAAGCATCTGAGGCTAAACCTGAGGACTTAGCTACAGAGTTTGCTACTAAAGAACAGTTTGATGAACTGAAAGCTATGGTTGAAGATCTAACAGTAAACCTTAGTGAAGTGCTGAAAAGCAAAGAAGTGGAGTTAAGTGAAGTAAAAGTGAAGTTATCAGAAACACCTGATGCTGCTCCTTTAAAACACACTCCTGAAAATAAATCAAGTAATGACTTTTATCATATTGCATCAGAAAGAACTGAGACAAGACTGGATAGAATCATGAGAAAATTAAGTGAATAATAAATTTTAAAAATCAAAAAAAATGAGTAAACCAACTATAACTACAACTTATGCAGGTGAATCAGCTAAAAAATATATTGCTGCATCTCTGCTAGAGGGTACAACATTGGCTAATGGTGGATTAACTATTATGCCAAATGTAAAACACAAAAGTGTTATACAAAAAGTGGATGTCTCAGGCTTAATTGCTAATGCAACTTGTGATTTTACAGATGCAGGAACAGTAGCAATTTCTGAGAGAGTAATTACACTAGAAGAATTCCAAGTAAATGTTAAATTCTGTACTAAGCAATTTGTTGATTCATGGGAATCTGCTGAGCTAGGTGCATCTACATTTAAGAACATGCCATCATCATTTGGGGACTTTATCATTGGTCACTTTGCAGATCAAATTTCAGCTTCTGTAGAAAGTAATATATGGGCTGGATCTAATTCTAATGCAGGATCTATAGATGGATATGAAACATTATGGGCTGCTGATACAAATATTGTTGATGTTGTTGCAGGGACTGTAACTGCTTCAAATGTAATTACTGAGCTAGGTAAGATCCTAGATGCTGCACCAAATACAGTATATGGTAAAGAAGATTTAACTCTATATGTCTCTAGAAACATTATGAAAGCATATGTTAGAGCTTTAGCTGCACAAGGTGGTGGTTATGAAAACAGAGTGAACATGTGGTATGATATGAATACTCCATTAACATTTGATGGTATTCCTCTATTCTTAGCAAATGGTCTATCTGACAATACTGCTGCACTAGCACAAAAATCTAACCTATACTTTGGTACAAATCTAGTTGATGATATGAATCAAATTAGAGTAATTGATACATCTGAAACATTAGGTGATCAAAATGCAAGATTTGTTGCAAGATTCTCTTATGGAATCCAATATGGAATTCCTACTGAGATTGTATTCTACTCATAATTTTGAGTAACAGATAAAAGGGAATAATAATCAGTATATGGGAGGTGTAAAAGCCTCCCCATACTTAAAAAAATAAAAATAATATGAGTTGTGCATTAACAAAAGGTAGAATAGTACCTTGTAGAAATAAATCAGGATCAATCAAAACTGTATACTTTGCAGATTATGGTACACTAGGAGCAATAACTGAATCAGCAGGTTTAATCTCTGCATTTGGTGGAACTCCAACTTGGTATCAATATGATGTAAGAGGTACAACAAACCTTGATACTGTAGTTACTTCATCAAGAGAAAATGGTACTACTTTCTACACTCAAACATTAACACTACAACTTCAATATTATGATAGAGCAACAAGTGAAGAAATTAAGTTATTAGCTGTAGGGAGACCACATATTGTAGTTGTTGATGCAGATGATAATTTCATGCTAGTTGGTAAAGTAAATGGAGGAGAGCTTACTACAGGTAATTTTACAGTAGGTGCTAATATGGGTGATTTTAATGGATTCAGTTTAACATTTGAAGCATTAGAAACTGCACCACCTGACTTTGTAACTAGTACAGTAGTAACTGGTGGTACAATAGGTACACAAATTAATACTTTTCCTACTGCTTAATTGAGCAGACATCATAATAGTTAAGTGTT